ATGGAACTAAAAGCAAAGAAAATAGCTATATTTCATAAGTTAGATGCTCTAAAAAAAGATAAAGAATTATACTATTCTGGTCAAGCAACTGCAGCAGAGTATAAAGAGAAGCCTTTTGATCTTAAACTCAAAACTAAATCAGGTATTGATAAACATGTTAATACCGATCCAGAAGTAGTTACGCTTGAACAAAGAATAGAGTATATAAATATTCTACTTGAAGGTCTCAACCATATACTTGAGCAAATTAAGTGGAGAAACCAATCAATAAAAAATGCTATTGATTGGGCAAGATTTACCTCTGGCAGTTTATGATTACATTTCGAAAAAAGAACGACGTCTATTTTGAATTTGACGGCGATAAAAGCGACCTTAGAATGCTAAGTGATTATTTTACCTTTAAAGTACCAGGTGCAGAGTTTACTCCTCAATATAGAAGTAAGTTTTGGGATGGAAAAATACGTTTAGCTAATTTACGTGATAGTTCTATCTATGCTGGTTTGATGGGAGATATCACCAAGTTTTCTAAAGATATGGATGTTGATTGCTATTTTGAAGGCAGTCAATCTCAGATATTAGAACCAACTAATACAGATTTTTTAGATAAATTCATTGATGTTCTTAAACCTTATTCTAAAGGCGAACGAATAGAAATGAGAGACTATCAAATAGAAGCGTTTAAGACTGCAGTAACTAAGCAGCGTTGTCTTCTACTATCACCTACAGCTTCAGGTAAATCTCTTATCATTTACGCATTGATTAGATGGTGGCTTGAAACTCATGATAGAAAAATACTTATTATTGTACCAACAGTTTCGTTAGTAGGTCAAATGACGTCTGACTTTAAAGATTACTCTAACGGAAAGTTTGATAATGTACATGGTATTACAGGTGGTGTAGAAAAAGAAACTAACGAAAGAGTAGTTATATCAACATGGCAGTCTATATACAAAATGCCAGCTGGTTGGTTTGCACAGTTTGGTTCAGTTATTGTAGATGAAGTACATCATGCTCAAGCTAAATCTATTCAATCTATAATGAATAAAATGATTGTCTGCCCTGATCGAATTGGACTTACCGGTACTTTACAAGATACTAAGACGCATGAATTAGTATTAAAAGGACTTTTTGGTTCTGTACATAAGCTAATAACAACTAAAGAGCTTATGGATAGAGATCAAATCTCGCAAATGAATATTAGATTACTACAACTTCGTTACGAGGAAAATGATCGTAAAAAAGTTAAAGATATGACTTATAATGAAGAGGTTGAGTTTATTGTAACTCATGAAAAAAGAAATAGTCTTATTGCTAAAATGGCTTCGACGTTACCGGGTAATACATTAGTAGTATTTTTAAGATTAGATCATGGTAAAGATATTTTTAATAGAATCGAAACTGAAAAGCAATTATTCTACGTTGCAGGCGAGACGGATAAAAACTCAAGAGAGGCAGTCAGACAGATGGCAGAATCAGACGATGTTGTTATCGTTGCGTCATTGGGTGTATTTTCTACCGGTGTTAATATACGTAATCTTCATAATTTGGTGTTTGCTCATCCCACAAAATCTAAAATAAAAGTACTACAATCAATAGGTCGTATCTTGCGTAAGTCAGATAACGGTCAAAAAGCAACTGTGTTCGATATTATAGATGATATAAAATATAAATCAAGAGATAATTTCGCGTTAAGACATTCTAATGAACGTTTTAAGTATTACACAACAGAGGAGTTTGATTACAAAATCAATTCAATAGACTTATGACACAAAAAAGAACCAGACAAAAACCAGGCGACTTACATTACGTTAATAATATCGAGTTTACTTTAGCGTTAGACGAATATAGTCAAGCGTGTAAAAAAGCATTAGCTGAAGGAAAAGATAGACCTACTATGTCTAGATATCTAGGCGAATGTGTTTACAAAATGTCTAATAGATTATCTCTTACACCCCGTTTTAAAGGTTATATGTTTAGAGACGAGATGGTGCAGAATGCTATTTTAGGAGCTATGAAATATATGTACCGCTTTGACGGTACTCGTTTTGATAACGGATTTGCATATGTAACTCAAATATTGTTTAGTCATATGATACAAACTATTAAAAACGAAAAGAAAAAATATGAACTTAACTTAAGACTTATTCAGCAAGCAGAAGTTTCTGTTATGGGTGATCAAGAGTTTGAAGGAGTAGCAGATACGCACGCAAGATCTATTGCAGATCAAAAGTTAGAAGAGCTACAGAATCAAAAAGTAGAAAAAGGAAAAGGTGGTTTTTCCTTACGTACAGGTTATACAAAAGAATCAAGAGCGGCATATAAAGGTGGCACACCTCTGCGACCTACGAAAGGTGAATAATGAAAATAGCATTTATAGGTGACTTGCATTTTGGTGCACGTAATTCAAATCAAGTCATTCAACGTCATCAAAAAACTTTTTTTGAAAACGTCTTTTGGCCTTATATTGAAAAGCATAATATTAAGACCGTAATCCAAACTGGTGATTATTTTGATAATCGTAAATGGATTAATTTACAGACTATGTCTTTTCAGAAAAAATATTTTGTTGACTATGCTGAAAAATTAAATGTTACTGTACATGGTATTATTGGTAATCATGATATACCTTTACGGCATTCTTTAAGTATGAATTCACCGCAACAGATATTAACCGAAGAGCATATGAATTTTTATGATAAACCTAAAGTGCTAAATTTTGATGGTGTTGATATTACTTTTATACCATGGGTTTGTAAAGATAACTATGAAGAGGTTACTAATGTTATTCGCAAAGGTGGAGAATTATTAGTAGGTCATTTAGAGACGCAAGGAGCTGTACTGCTACCTGGTAGATTATCTGATGAAGGATACTTACCAGCTGATTTTAAGAATTGGAAAGAAGTTATCTCTGGTCATTATCATACTCAAAATAAGATTGCTAATGTTCATTATATTGGTTTGCCTTATCAGTTAATGTGGAACGATACATCTTCTAAGCAAGGTTTTTGGATACTTGATACTACAGATAGGTCATGGGAGTTTATTGAAAATACATATAGCTATTTTCATAGACTGACTTGGAATGATGGATGTGATTATAATATGGATTTACTTAGTGATAGCTATGTAAAGATTAACATAAAGAAGAAGACTAGCTTTGAAGATTTTGAACGCTTCTTAGATAAGGTAAATTTTCAAGTACCGTTTGAAGTTAAAATTGTAGAATCATTTGAAGAGTATAATCAAGAGAATGTAAAAGACATTATTCAGTTATCTTCTACTACCGAACTTATTGGCGAATATATTGATGATGTTGCTACAGATAATAATAAAGAATCTATTAAAAACCTTATGATAGAAATATATGAAGATGCAATGAGTGTTGAAGAATGATTATTTTTAAAACTGTATCGTATAAGAATTTTTTATCTACAGGTAATACACCTAACGTTATATTATTAGATAGAGTAGCTTCTGTACTTATTACAGGTCAAAACGGTTCTGGTAAATCTACTATACTTGATGCTTTATGTTATGGTGTTTTTGGTAAACCATATCGTAATATTAATAAACCTCAGCTTATGAATACTGTAAACGAAAAAGGTTTAGAAGTACAGGTAGAGTTTACTGTTAACAATACAGACTATAAAGTAGTAAGAGGTATTAAACCTCATAAGTTTGAAATTTATCGAAACGAAAAACTTATGCCTCATGATGCTGCTATTAAAGATTATCAGAAAAAATTAGAAGATATTATCGGTCTTAACTATAGAGCATTTACGCAGATTGTTATTCTTGGCTCAGCAAGATACCAATCGTTTATGGATTTATATACTAGTGATAGACGTTTAATTATTGAAGAGATATTAGATATTACCGTATTTTCGAAAATGAATAATATTCTTAAATCTAGAGCGCAAAATACAGAATTAGATATAAAAGAGAACGACTATCAAAAAGAAATTCTTAAAACGAAAATATCAGGGCAAAAAGGTCTTATCAATAGTATTGTAAATAGATCTAAAGAATCAGAAGAAAAAATTATTCAAGAAAAAAATAAGATTGACGGGCAAATTTATCTGATAGAAGATAAAATTACTAAAGCTGATAGTGATATTAATCTAATCGAGCTAATTGATGTAACCGAGTTACATGATAAATTAACTGCAGCTAAGTATAAAGGTCAAGAGATAAAAACTAAAAGATATGAAGTAGAAAAGAAAATAAACTTCTAT